TTGGCCGGTCGTACAGGTATCATTCCATCCACAGTCACTATCTGCGAATATCCAGGACGTTCAGTCACTTCGAAAATCTTCTCACTCAACACCAATTTACCCACACCGGGCTGCTGCTGCACAACCATTGGATCCGTCGAAAATTTAGACGGAGGCTCAACATCAATGGCCCCCATCCTAGGACAACAAATCCAAGAACACACAGGAACAACACAGCAGGTACGCACACGAATCGACACAAACTCCTTTGCCATGTCAAAATACCTTCGAAATCGGGCCATATGCCCATGAACTTGTATCTCCAACAACACCGTCGACGTAAACGCCAACGCTGCACACAACAAGACCACTTTCCATTGAATCTGATGAGGTATATTACATCTCCCCACCTTTCCTTTCAACAAGTTGACCAACAACAACCAGTTGGAGTGATTACGATCCTTCGACACGATCCACGTCTTAGCTTCAGACAGGAGTTCACTCGGGAGCATAATACTTTGCTCACCCATATAAACCACCCATCCAAAAGACGTAACCGTAATCTTCGATATCTTCTCCAACTGGAAATCAAACCCTATCGTGGACTGAGTATTCCTCATCCCACGAAGATCTCCATCACTAATGTCGGTCCCAGGTCTCGCCATGTCAAACCTAGATTCAGGAACTGGAGCTTCACTGATAGTAAATATCAGGAATTGACAATTCTCCACCTCCCGAACTATATTCCATGACAACGTTCCAAACTCTGTGCGCACCCCTCCCCCATGTAACCAGAGACAGGCAGGATGCACATACTTCTGCGCATTTCCTTCCACAGTGGTGACGACAGATCCTGACTCCGTCATTTCAAACCACGCTTCCTTTGTCCCTTCTGGCATATTACCACTCGGTGTCTTAAACACGCTCATCACCGCAAAACCTATCTTCAAACGCGATCGGGCGAGCATACTTGCTATGGCGTCTGGTGTCAGATAATACAATGAATGAACGGCAACGAACGCATCGTAACCAACACACTGGCATGTTTCAGCTTTACACTTAC